ACAATTATTGTGTAGTCGTTTATACAAAATTATATAAATGTAAAAAAGCAATGAATGTTAGTGAATAAAAACAAACTCGTATAGATACCGCAGAATTTGGAACTGACGTTATGAAATGAGATCCCAAACCACTTTTTTCATGACCAGAGTATGAGTTCGCATTACGAGATTCGCCATGCACAACATAATTTCACACAATCAAATGACGGAGTGGGGAAGATTAGAGAAGTCTGTAGAGACCCTAGAAGAAACAGATCTACAGATGGAAAGAATCAACGACTACTTTGAGTGCTTGATTGAATGTGAATACGAATCGGGTGCCTGTAAACGAATATGTAAGGAAATCTTACTGTAGGTACGATACCGACCCCCAAATGCAGCAGGGGGTCTTTTTTTGTGCTACTCTAGGCAGGTCCTAACGGACATTTCTCACACACACTAAAGACTTCGTGTAGGGCAATTGCACGAAGTCTTTTTTATTGCTAGTTTGTGGTAGAGTAAATAGGGTAACCACTTACATTCTTTATGCAGGATCAGAACGTTGTCACTGACACTGAGACTAAGCGAGATAAGTGGAACCGAGGTTTAGATCTATTCATTGAATCTGTTCTCAAACCCGACTCCTCGCTTCGTCAATGTGCTCACAACCAAAAGTGTTTCCACGAGTTGATGGACGTTCGGGAAGATGTGCTCCATTTCCTAAAAACTAAAAGGTGGTAATCATGCCCCGATCAAGAATTACGAAAGAAGAAATAACCTGTCGTGTCATGAAGTTGAAGAATGAACTTTATGACGGGACATTGAAAACAGAGGTCGGCAGTTGGCACGATGGTGCTCACAGTATGCTGAACCGTGTCCTCAACATCTTGGAAGAGTATCACCTCTAAATAGCTCGTCGCCGCAACGAGACTTTGGAGACTGGCGTAAGAGGTGCTACTCCTCCATATAAATTGAACGAACCCACGAACAGGAACTTCCTGAGCATCGTTGGGTTCAATTTCATTTTGAATCGCTGTCCCAAGGTTAGCTTCTATTGCAACCAGGCGAACATCCCTGACATCACGTTAGGTGTAGCACAGCAGACAAACTATCTCAGAGATATTCCTGTCCCTGGTGACAAACTGCAGTATGGAGACTTGTCTCTGCAGTTCATGGTGGACGAGAATTGTGAGAATTATCTACAGATCTATGACTGGATCACAGGTCTGGGATATCCAGAGTCCTTGCAGCAGTACGAGGATCTGAAGAGAGATAGTCGGTTCTATCCCCAGCAGGATGCTCCTTTCAATGAGCGTTCTGATGGAACTTTGATTATTTTGAACAGTGATTACAACCCTGCGGTGAAGATCAAGTTCAAAGAATTGTTCCCGATCAGTCTGTCAGGCATTCCTTTTAGTGCCGTTGAGACTGAAGAACGTTACTTTACAGCGTCGGTAACATTCAAGTATACTATTTTTGATATGATTGATGTCCTTGGAAAGAAAGTCTAAACCCCTTAGTCTTGACAACATCCAAGAGATGTGGACTAAGGATGCCATAATCAACCAGGATGAATTGGACACCGAGTCACTGAAGGTGCCCCAATTACACGCCAAGTATTATGGACTATATAATACAATCCTGCTCATGAGGAAACAAAACGAACAAATTTACAGTTCGTTGTTACTCGAAAGGAGAAAATTTTATACCGGTAAGGCAACTGCTGACGTTTACGAAGCAGAACCATTCCCTTACAAAGTCAGAGATAAGGATGACCTCAAGTTATATCTTGAGTCTGATGAGAAGTTATCCAAAACACGACTGAAGATCGAATACTTTGATTCAATGCTGAAATACTTGGAAGAGATTCTGAGGCAGGTATCGAATCGATCGTATCAGATCAAAAACGCGATTGAGTGGCGACGGTTCACTTCCGGTTATGGCTGATTTATTGATCAAAAAGAAGAACGAAGTATATCTTGTAGTAGATTGTGATCCACATATACAGCACGAACTCCAGGACCAGTTTACCTTTGAGGTCCCTGGGGCAAAGTTTATGCCTCAATACCGGAGCAAGTATTGGGACGGAAAGATTAGACTATTCAATATCCAGAAGCGAGAGATCTACGTAGGTCTGCTGGATAAGGTCTGTCAATTTTGTAAGCGATATAATTATACCTTCGAGTTCAAGGACTCAAAGCATTACGGTCTACCCTACCAAGAGGACTCTGGTATCTCTCGGAATGGAGTAAAGGATTGGTTGAATGTAATTTCTAAACATACTCCTAGAGATTATCAGATCGAAGGTGTCTACGACGCCCTCAAAAGGAAACGGAGATTGATCATTTCCCCGACCGGTTCGGGCAAGTCTCTGATGATCTACGCTGTTGTGCAGTACCATGCTGCCCACCAAAGAAAGATCCTGGTCATTGTTCCCACTACATCCTTGGTGGAACAGATGTACAAGGACTTTGATGATTATGGTTTGGATGCTGCTAACCAGTGTCATAAAATATATGGCGGTCGAGATATCAACAGCAACAAGGATATTATTATATCAACCTGGCAGTCAATTTACAAGCTAGATAAGAAATGGTTTAGACAGTTTGAAGTAGTCATTGGTGACGAAGCACATAACTTCAAGTCCAAGTCACTGGTAGGCATCATGACCAAGATGCATGACACCGTCTACCGTTACGGGTTTACTGGAACATTGGATGGCACCCAAACTCACAAGTGGGTGTTGGAAGGATTGTTCGGTCCCTCGTATAAAATTATCAATACAAAGGAACTCCAAGACGCCGGGTACTTAGCTAAACTGAATATCAAAGTTCTGCTGCTCAAGCACAAGCAAACCCCATTCGAGACCTATGAGGACGAGGTGCAATTCTTGATTGGTCATGAGAAGCGAAACAAGTTCATCAAGAACTTGGCGCTAGATCTAAAAGGTAACACCTTGATCTTATTCAGTCGGGTTGCCGCACATGGGGAGGTTCTTTTCAACCTCATAAATAATGACAACCGAAAGGTATTTTTTATTCATGGTGGAGTGGACGTGGAGGAACGGGAATCAGTCCGCACGATTGCAGAGTCAGAAAACGACGCCATCATCATTGCTTCTTTCGGAACTTTTTCTACAGGTATCAATATAAAGAACTTACACAACGTGGTCTTTGCATCACCCAGTAAGTCTCGAATCAGGACACTTCAATCAATCGGGAGGGTGCTACGGAAGAGTGATTCTAAATTGAATGCAACTCTATACGATATAGCAGATGATTGTAAGAAGGGTCAGAAAACCAACTACACACTGAACCATCTTATCGAACGTATCAAATACTATAACGAAGAAAAGTTCAACTATGACATCATTCAAATCAAGCTCTGATAACCCGTATGACGAGTTCATAGCAGCGGTCAAGCTGGTTTCTGGAGAGGAGATTCTCTCTATGGTCATGGTTATTGCAGATGATGATGACAAGATCATCTTTGACAATCCCATTATCTGTGAAGAGATCCGTTCCAGAGGTGGTGGAGTTCCTATGGGATATAAGTTTGAACCTTGGATGAGGTTGACAGACGAAGATGTCTTCATCGTGGATATGGATCGTATTATTACTATCTCTGAAATCAAAGACGAAGACGTAATCAATACCTATAAGAACATCATTGCTTCAGGGTTCACTAGAGAACATCCTGAACTTACTAAGGATATGGGGTTTATCAATACAGTAGATAAAGCAAGAGAATCCTTTGAAGGACTCTATAAGGCAGAGGATGCCTCTAAAGATACTCTATAGTAATACTTGTTCTAAAGCTAGCTATATCTTTCCGATCAACCCTGACAGAGTTAGTCTACAGGTGTTTGGCACTTCTGTCAAGCTGTGCTATACTTACATCATGAAAAACCAATAAGATGACAAGAAAGCGTTCTGAACATTATGTAAATAACAAAGAGTTCCTTGCTGCAATCATTGCCTACAAGCAAGAAATCGCTGATGCTGAGGCACTTGGTCAACCGAAACCTCGCATCACCAACTACTTGGGTGAGTGTTTTCTCAAGATAGCGACGCACCTATCTTACAAACCAAACTTTGTCAACTACATGTTCAAAGATGACATGGTTTGTGATGGTATCGAGAACTGCGTCCAGTACATCAACAACTTCAACCCCGAGAAGTCCAAGAACCCTTTCGCTTACTTCACTCAGATCATCCACTACGCTTTCCTGCGTCGAATCCAGAAGGAGAAAAAGCAGTTAGAGATCCGTCAGAAGATCATCGAGCGGTCAGGGTACGACGAAGTGTTTGCTGCAGATGAAATGTCCAAGTCATCTGAGTACAATTCGATCAAAGACGCAGTCCAGTACCGAAACAACTATCGATGAAAGTTTCAATCATTCGCGAAAACTGCCAGAAGTCAGAGGCAAATGATATGTCTCTGCCCTACACGGCATACCTCGTGACGTACAAAGTCAATGGTGAGTTGCGTTATGACATCACCATGTCGTCCAAGACTACCGATCTGTTCGACCATTACTACGACATGTACAAAAAAGACTTTATTCGGTTCGACCAGACAGATGGTCGAATCAGTCCTAAACTCTGGGGGTACGAACCCCCTAGTTCTTCCAAGAAAAAATCATGAAAATTCTGACACTTGAGGACTACCAGAAGGCAGGCGAAAACTTCTGGCCTAAGTATTGGTACATCGCCAAAGAACTTGGTGAGGGTGCTAAGGCAGAAGACATTCTGCGAGTCATGGAAGCAGTCGGTGGCGTTGCCCTGAAATTTGCTTTGGAAGAAAAAGAAGGTCCCTTTGGTTTCAACAAAAAAGATGGAGACA